GTCCAGCGGTCACCAGTGATTGGCGCTTTGGTAGTAGTTTTCTTGAGACGTACGGGGGGTGGGTGGCGGCGCATCTGTCAGTATTCGCCCAGCATTTCGCCCCATCTGTTGCGTTTGGCTCATGTTTGCGCTTGCTTTTTGGATCGGTCTAATCTGTACCCTAGGCATCCGCCGGACTAGCCCAAGGTGTCCGAGGCTCGTTCCGGTTGTCGTCGTCGCTGTTATCACCGATGGCATCCCCATCACCCATTGGGCAGTTGGGGTGATGGTATCCAGCGTGCCCGCACTCGCCGCAGGTTCGCGGCTTCGGCTCCTCGTCGAAATCTTCCCAGTGTGGATAGCTCATGTGAAACATTTTCCAGAACGCGCAAGGAGCGCGTCGGCCTTGTTGCGAATTGGACCGCCCGCGTCCTTGTATGATTTGCCGCGAATAATGTCGGAAATGGTGGTCGTGCTGCACTGAAACTGCTTTGCAGCTTCCTCAATGGTAATTCCAGACGCGACCAGCAAACGGATCTGCTCGACCTGCTCTCGTTTGAATCGCCGATTGCCGTGGTAGTTGCCGACTTCGTTCCGCGTGCTGATTGGTCCGGGCGCCGCTATCCAGCGCGTGCCTTTGGCAATGCGCGAAACGGTCTGGCTGCTGAGACCGTAATCGAACGCAATGGACAGATGCCGCTCGCCTGCTGCGGCGCGTTCGCGGATCACGCGGACATCGTCCAGCGTGAGGCTGGATCGCGGGTTGCGCTTAATCTTCGGCTGCTTCAACGCGCTTACGGGCGGCGGCGTGTTGCGGATCGGCGGCGCGTACTTGGCGAGCAATTCGCGGACGCGGTCAGGAGCTAGGAGTGTGGTCATGGTCAAAAACGGTCAACGTGTTGCGCGGAAATCTGACGGGCGACCTCGGGCGGAAGCTCGCCGGTCCCAGGAATGCGCGGGGCTTCCCACTCAAGGCTGTTTGCGGCTTCGTAAAGCGCCATGGCAAGGCCGTGGTGGCCGTTGTCGCGGGCGTCCTTGGCGCGTTGGAGAAGCTGCGTCACGGCCGCGGAAATGATTTCGGTTGGGGTCATTTAGTGAGTTCCTTCTGGACCTTGCGCCAATACGAGACCGTCGCCGGCTTGCGATGTCCGCTCGGTCCGCCGTTCCAGATGCGGGCTTGCTGCTCTGTGGTCTTGCCGCGTCCGTAGTGCGCGAGGTAGTCGGAGCAAACGCGGATGGCCAGCGCCCGGTTGGTCATGTCCTGCCAGCGGTGATTGCTGCCGGTGATCCGGTTCACGTCCACGACAACCGCACGGTGGATCTGGAGCGGTCCAAGCGCCTTGCCGCCGTCGCCGATGGCAAGGTCGTTGCCTGACGACTCGACGGTGATTAAGGCGGTGATGAGGTTGGTGAGGTTCATTTTGCGACAGGAAGACCGATTGCGTAGAAATGCTTCAAAACACGGCTCCTAATGGACTCGTCGCGAATGTTTTTGACGATCACCCGAGCATACCTTGAAAGCGTCTCGTTTTCAGCAGTCTTGACATCTTCGGCCATCTGTTCAAATCCAAGCGAAAGAAGGAGCGCGGCCATTCCTTGGCGGGTTTCTGATGCGGCGGTCATGTATGCGGGCTTGTTCATGTTTTCGACTTGTTCGCTGTTTCGTTCGCCGTGACCTTAACCCAACGATGGGTTAGGTCAAGGGTTTTCTGGTTGGAATTTCGCGCGGGCCTTCCAAGCCTCCCAAGCCGCGTGCATCCGGATCATGCGTTCCGACTTCGGAAGTCCTTCGCCTTGCGGGTGTTGCTCGGCAAACCATCGGTTGAACGCGGCCCGCTCGCGATCCATGCGGGCGACGTGCGCGAGGACTTCGGATTCGTTGGAGTAGTTCATTGAATTTCAGTCGTTTCCGTGAATTGCTGGCGCCGTGGGTCGAACGTGCAGGTTGAGCGGAACACGCCGCCAAATCGGTTCTTTTGCACGTCAAGGACCACGGGAAACGGCGTTCCCTTGTATCGCGCGGATTCGTTCTCCTCGCCGTCCTGCCGGTACAACAGAATCCCCACGTCGGCATCCTGTTCCAAAGCGCCGGACTCGCGGAGTTGCGACAATTTCGGCGTTCCCGATCCGCGCTTTTCCGATTCGCGGTTCAACTGCGAAAGCGCAATCACGGTGATGTCGTTCTCCCGCGCTATGCGTTTGAGCGTGCGCGAGATGTGCGCGATTTCCTGTTCCCGGATGTCCGCGCTTCGTTCCGTGGTCAAAAGCTGGATGTAATCGACGCCGACCACTTTGACGCCGTGCTTTTTGACCAGTTCCTTGACGGTGGCGCGTAGCCGCTCGACGGAAATGCCCGGGGTGTCGTCGAGAAGGATGGGCAGCTTCGCCAACCGGCCAGCGGCAGCGGTAAAGCGCGTGAAGTCTCCCTGGGTCCAGTTGTGCGCTTCGCGGGTGTTGGTTTCGGCTTGGCCTCCGGCAACGCGTTCGACGAGTTGGTCCGATGACATTTCCTCGGAGAAGACCACGCACGGGTAAGCCTGACGTGCGGCCTGCTCAACCAACTGCATGAGAAGCGCCGTCTTGCCGACGGACGGGCGAGCGGCAATCAGGACCAAATGCGAAGGCCACAAACCGCCCGCGAGATGATCGTATCGGTCCATGCCGGTCTTGATGGACTGGACGGCGGTTCCTTGGTGGACCGTTTGCAGCCTGTCGATGACGCGCCCGAGAACCTGCTTTGCCGTCTCGACACGCCCGAGGTCCGCCTTGGTTAGCGCCTCAATTGCCGCCAGATGGTCGGCGACGACGCTTTCCGCCGGTTCGCCGGACTCGTAAACGGATTGAATCGCCTTGGTTGCTGCCCGCAAAAGGAGCCGAAGCTTATGCTTTTCCAGCACGATCTCGGCATAGTATCGGAAATTTGCCGCGCTTGGCGCCGCATCGTACAGGCCCGAAAGGTAGCCAATGCCGCCGCACGTCTCCAATTCGCCGCGCTTGGTCAACGCATCGGACACCGTGATGACATCGGCCATGGTCGCCCGATCCTCCAAGTCAGCGAACGCGTGCCGGATGGTTTGGTGCCGCACGTCGTAAAACGCATCCGCTGGAATCTCGGCCAGCAAGCGCGGAACGATCTCTTGCGGATCGTGGAAGCAGCAGCCAAGGACGCCTTGTTCGGCTTCGATGGAATGCGGCGGCAGTCGGTCCAGTTTGGAAATGTCGGCGGGTCTCATTCAATCGGGAGTGCGTCTAGCTGTTTCAGGAGGTCTGCTTTTTGACCCCGAAGCGCCTTTAGCTCGGCCTCCTGCTCAGGGGTGATTCTGTCGGGGATGCAATTTCGGCTGTTGATGTTCGCCTTATGGGCGCCGATTTGAGCGTCCAAACGCTCGATCCGCTGTCCTATCTCCTTTTTGACCGCCCAAAGCGGCCTTGAGCCGTTTCCGCTCGCTGGCGAGGCATTTAAAACAAGACCCAAGCCGCGCTCTTTCCATCGGGACGCCCATCCGGACAAGGCGTGCTTCCAAGAGGACATCGGATTCCTGCCAACTTTCCAGCCGTTGGCGCCGTAGTAGGCGATGAATTTGTCGATCTCGCCTTGAGGCAATCCGAGCTTCAAGGCTTCGGGTTCGATTTCCTCTCGGCTTGGTGGAGTGAATTTTCTTTTGGGAGCCTTGGCGACCGGCGGCTGTGACGCCTTGTCGGAGTCGGAGTCGGAGTCGGAGTCGGAGTCGGAGTCGGAGTCGGAGTCGGGGACATATGTTTGCATCTGTCGGCGCGTGTAAACATATGTTTGCAGACGTTCGCAGACGTCGGCAGGCGCTTGCGGATACTTGCTTTCTTTTGCACGCCCCTGCTCCCATCGCGCAAGAACCATAAACCGCTTTCCGTCATGAGAATACGTTGCAAGCAAGCCGCAGTCTTCGGCCTCTTTGAGAAGCCGCGCAATGTCATCCTCCGACACCTTTTCGAGCTGAAGCGGGAACAGGGAGGCACGCAACAGGGCAAGATTTGCCGTGTATCGGCCGAAATCGTCCACCCGATTGATGAGACGACGAAAAAACACCTCGCCTTGCCAAGAGAGGCCGTTGACCCGCTCGGATTCGATGGCGGATTCGCGGACGTAGCGGTTAGGCATAACTGAATGGGAAACAAAACACCCCGTCCGCCTTGGGGTGGAAATGCACGCAAACAGCAACGCGCAAGCCCAAGGAAGACGGGGTTAAGATGGTTTTCATGCCTGTTTGATTTGCCACGCACGCTCGGTTTCCACGCCTTGCGCCCGCTTTTTGCGAAATGGCGTCAACTCATGGTGGAAGCAAGAGAAAACAGAGTGCCTTGCGCCTTCAGGTTCCGAAGGTTGGCCGCAGCCTGCTCAGCGTATGACTTCTTGAGTTCGGAACCAACAAACCGCCGACCCATGGAGATTGCTGCATAACCCTCGGATCCGATGCCGGTGAACGGAGAGAAAACCAAGTCGTTCGGATTGCTCCAAAGCTCAATTGCCCTTTCGATCACGTCCAGTTGCAGCGGACAGATATGCTTTTCGTCGGCTTGCTCGCGGGCAACTTCTCCATTGAGAACGCGCCCTTGGTCAACGGTCATCCACACGGGCGAAGCGACCTCCTGCCACCAGTCCACCGGATACTTTGCGGGATCCTTTGTGACCGGCGTCACGCAATCGCCTGGAGCGCGAAAGACGAGAAGGTAGTCGGCGCATCCGACGCGGGAATCGGAACTGTCCGCCTTCAGAGTCTTGTAGAGAAGCCCGTGCGCTTTGGTTCTCTGCATCTCCGTGACGGGCGATTTCCAGATGCAGATTCGGGAATGGAAAAGGAAACCTTCCTTCCAGAATGCGCGAATAATTTCGCCGCTGAAGTCTTGGAATTGAATGCTTCCATGCTTCCATTTGGTCGAAAGCAGGTCCACGCAATGCACGGCGACCTCTCTGCCTGGTTGCATGATTCGCCGGATTTCTTTGATGAGGATCGCAAAGTGATCCATGAATTCCGCCATCGTGGAACAGTTACCCATGTCCTGCGGATCGGATGAGTATGTGAACAGGTCGGCAAACGGTGGAGAGAAGACCGAGAATCCCACGGAGTGATCCTCTATCTTTCGGCGGGCAACGCGCACGCAATCGCCGTGATGCACGGTCCACCCTTCTCCGGTTGTTGTCGTGATGTCCACCTTTGCATTAACGGTCTCGTCTTTGGCAAAGCTGAGTTCCTTGGCTGCCTGCTTCATGTTTTCCTGCATGGCTTTGTGCTGTTCGATCTTGGTTTCTACGGCGCGAAGGA